ATATTGAAAAGCGTGTTTGTCGTACTTCCTTTTATCTTTGGCAAAAGGTCTTTGGTCATTCCTCAAAGACTGTTCTAGTTTTGCCATAAACGATGCTGAGTTTGTACCGCCACTCATCCAATTCTCTAACTCTTGGATTCCGTGTTGTATTTCATGTAACCACGTACTCATCGTATCAGCAGTAAACCCTTGTATAGGGTCAACATAAACTGTCACCTCTTTAGTTAGTGGGTTGAACGACCCCTTAGTTCCTGTATATGGGTTGACTACTCCACCATCAATCCCTCTAGCGTAAGCCTTTCCATATTTGACAACTGTCACCCAACCTTCAATTTCAGGGTATTGTCTGTATAATTCATCGTGCTTAAATAATGAACCATTTGTAAAGTCTCCTAGAACACCACCATACTCAGGCATAACTCCTGAACCCATTATTACATCTTCAGCATCGTCTAAATTCTTAAAAGACAGTTTTTTGTCACTAATCTCAAACGCCCAATTTCCATCAGGTAATTGATGCCAACCTGTTGCTGTCCAAATCTTCTTCTCTAATACATTAGAATACTTACCACCTTCATTGTCTAACATCTTCTTGGCTTGTTCTAATCCTTTAGGTGGGTATTTAGCACTACCACCCATGAACATCTCACTACTTGGACCTAGGTTAGTTGGGTCTATTGCCTTAGACATAGATTCAACTTTATCGAGTAATGCAGGGTCGTTTAGTTTTCTTACTGTTGCTACTGCAGCCACTTTTGAGATTAATCCTAAAGCAAACAACAATGGAATTGCCTCTGCAGGTCTTTCTGCTAATGTTTTCCTAAATGCTTCAAGTGAACCATAATCCTCGACTATCATTTCCCATGCTTGTGTAGCCATCTTTTGGTCGTCTTTATTCCAAGACCAATCATCGGGTAGTACGTGTTGCAACGCCCCTGATGCTACATCAATAATAGCCTTACCTGTTTCTATAGGGTGTTCAACCATACTCAGAACACCCTCAGTAGATTTTCCAATACTTGTAGGTAAATTAGTACCAATAACATCTAATACAGCACCTTTACCTAATTCCTTTGTTTCCCTAGATTTCCAATCTTTGTAAGTTTCACCCACAATGCTATTTTCTATATAGCCAATAATCGCATCACCTGCTTGTTGGTTCAAATCTAATACTGTGTTTACTTGGTCAGTGCCTGATACATCAACATCACTTACAAATTCAGGAATAGTATCAGTTATAAACTCTTTTACAGGTTCTGCATAGTTAGTCTGAGCATCTCTAATCTTCTGTGTGTGAGTACGAGTATCAGGCTTAGTAAAGTCTTGGTATAAATCCTTTGCGCCTTGTACAGCGTCAGCACCTTCCTTATAAATATCTGAACCTAATCCTTTATAGTCAAAACCTGTAACGTCATCATAAATATCTGAGCCTAATGTCTTAGCGCCTTCATAAATACCTGTTGCTGTATCACCTATGCCTTGGAACATTTCGTTTCTTTTGCGTTGTTCCTCTAGCATTTTTATTGCATAAGGGGTTAAGTGACTAGGGTAGTTAGGCTTGTTGTCTGTTGGTGCTACTACAGGCGGAGTGACTACAGGCTCTCTATCCTTCATCATTAGATTATCAAGAGACTCTTGCTTGATTGCGTTTATGTCGTATCTAGTCTGACCATGCTCATTAGCGTTGAATAGTTCGTTGCCGAAGTCATCTGTTGCTACTTGGTTTGCTACATCATACTGATTGTCTAAATTATTGAATTGGTCGTCTGCTCTACGCATATCCCACTCAGAGCGATTTTCTAATGTTTTAGCCTTGAGTAGGCTTTCTAATGTATCAGGTGAAGTGTTAGGTGACATTGGACCTGTTGTAGGATAGCCAACGTCTTGCATTAATGCTTCTCTAGGGTCAGGGATGTTATAACTCTCTAGTTCCTCTTCCTTTATACCTTGTGCTTTTAGTAATGCTTGGTACTGCGCTTCAATCTTGGCTTGTCTTTCTTGTTCTGCGTAGTAATCCTGTTCAGCATAAGCGTCCATAGTTGGGTCAGGTAAAGATTCTAGGCTTGGGTCGCCCCATATTGTGTTCGGGTTGTATGTATCTTGAGGTGTGTAATCTGCTCTTCCTTGTCTATTGTATAACGACATAGGGTCAACTGATTGTTCTTGCGTAGGATTTACTGCACTTTGAATTGTTGGCGATACATCTTGAGGTACAAATGGTGTGCCTGAATAATAGTTTTCACCGTAATTCAGTAATGATGGTTCTGTTGGAACTTCAACACTCGGTGCGTTGAACATAGGACCTGCTCTAGTGTGTCCTGGTATTAGTGGGGTTTCTGCTCTAGCGTTGTAAGGAGTGCCATCTTCAGCAAAGCGCACTTCCATGTTATATTCTTGGGTTGGGTCATATCCATAACCACCGCCTGTTGCTGTAACGCCTTGTAACTTTGCTAACTCATCTATCAAACCCATCAAACGACTCCCTTTATATTGCGTTTAATAGGCTTTCCCCAAGATGAATCCAATGGTCTGTAACCTATCGCTAAATAACGAAAAGCATCTGCGCCATGCGATGCCCAATCATGTCGAGGTCTTGAGCGCCAAGTCTTACCGTTTTCATCCCAATCTCGTGTGTAGTTTATCAAACAATCAATACCTTTTTCACATTTATTTTCATCAAACCAACATTTGTTAATCATTGAACGTGCTGCTTGAATGCCATCGTCCACTCTAAGGTCGGGTGCTATCTCTACATTTCTAATGCCTAAACCATCTAATGTCTCTAGTCTTGACTTGCCTGTGCCTAGTTCTCTAACCCTTACGTCATGCGGTAATATGTGTTGCTCATACACGTAACCTTTCTCTTGCAATACGATAGCATAGTGGTCTAATCCAACACCTGATGCTTCATAATAATCAATGATGTGTATCTCTGTGCCGATGTACTGAGCAAACCAAATAGATGTTGAGTCGCCTATTCCTAAATCCCAAGCGGTTACAACAGACTTGGCTCTATCGTATCTAACCTCACCTACTCTGTCTTCGTCCTTGGCTCTACGCATCTCTGTTGAGTAGTAAGCACCTTCACTAAAGACTAAGAAGCCACCTTCCCAAATGTGTTCGTACATATCAATACGTTTGTCTTTGTCTTCAAGTCTCTCTTGTTCTAATACGTCAGGAAACCAAGGATTGTCTGTGTAGTTAATCTCACATATCTTAGAATTATCAGGTGTGTTTACTCTAAAGCGATTATGTGTTGCGCTGTACTTAGATTCAGGGTTATAACTAATCCAAACCTCACTAGATTCCTCTCTGACACTAGGCAGGAGTTTCATATAAGCCATCTCACTTACGTGTTCGGCTTCATCAATCCAAGCAAGTAATATCCTAGCCTTTGATTTTATTGCGTCTAGTGAACGTCTTAGACCTACGAATGTGTAAGAGATGTTGCCGTCTTTAGACCTAATGTATTTCTCGCCCACCTCATAGTAATCATTAAGCCAATCTATTGACTTGATGGCTGTCTTTATTTCTTCTAGGGATGAATCGTCTAGGGAGTTCATAAACTCACGACCACATAGTATCTGACCTTTCCTACCTGCCCTACCCCACATATAACCCTTAACAGCAGTCATTAGTGCAAAGGTTCTTGTCTTGCCTGAACCTCTACCTCCGAACGCAATACGGTATCGCGCTTCACCTGTGAATATAGGCTTTAGCTTAGGAGGTACTTTTATCTGCTCAGTTATTACCTCTTCTTCTACTTCAGGTTCTTCAATCGTCTGTGTAGTCATCTTCACCGTAACCTACAATCTCAATTCTTGTCGGGAATTTTACAGAACCATCACTTGATGTTATGTCTGTTGCAGTCTTAATAACTAAGCCATGATTTGAACTTAATGCAAGGGTTGCAGTCTTCTCTCTGAACTCACCACTAAGCGAACCATTCATAAGAACTCTGCCTTGTTTTGTCATTAAACCTCTTACAATGTCGGAAAAGTCAGGGTACTTGTTCTCCCAATCGTTGACTGTGTCTCGGTGAATGCCTAATTCTAAAGCCAATCCATCAATCATAGGTATTTGGTCGCCATAGGTAATATAGTTCTCTATATAGTCCTTTGCTTTCTCTAGTATTTTGTCATTGTATTTAGTTGGTCTCCCTAATGGTAGGAAGTTATCTGTCTTCTTGGCTGTCATTAGTGCAACTCCTTGTGAGGTGGAACAGGCATTAACTCGAAGTCTAACTGCTCTCTCAGTAATTCGACACCGTTATGTGCGTCATTGATTGATGAGTCTTCTGCCATTAGCATTAAAGCACAGACATATAACTCTATAAATTCATCAGGATGATATTTGTTCAGTTTGATTTTCTCTAACATCTTTGTGTCCATCCTAACCCCTTGTTATTCCTAGACTTTCGTAATATAAATCTTCAGGTCTTGGTAATACTATACCATATTCTGACATAAGCATATCAATCTGCTCTAAGTAGTCCTTAAACTCACCCACCTTTAATTTAGTTGTGCTTCTTAGTTCTCGTACTGTTTCACCCTTCTTAGTAGTTACCACGTTATAGCCTAAGAACTTATCTCTCAGAATCATGTGAGCCTCATCCTTAGTGTAACCAAGTTCAGGACTTATGACTGTTCCTATCCATTCCCAATATAGTCTGTTCTGCTTGGTTGAGCGTGAGTCTTTGTCGTCTTTTATCTCGATGATTGCCTTCTCTGATTCAGGGTGTTCGCTGAAGTGACTGACTATCATTGATTCGATAATATGTCGCTTCTCTTTTCTACGTTCTATTACCCTTTTCACATTAACCCCTTGCTTACTAATATCTCTTGTGTTCGTTTCAT